CTGATATGGTATCTACAAAAACAACAAGAGTAGATCCCGGCCAGCAAAAGATTTGGACTGAAACAGAAATTGCTAAGATGTCTCTGGATCAGTTTGATAAATACGAAAATGAAATTCGTCAAGCTATGATAGAAGGCAGAGTAGTAAAATAACTTTATCTTTTATTGGAGTAATTTAAAATGGCTTTTAACCAATCAGATCAATATTTTGAACAAGCAACAGACACCAATGGTAACTTTGGTAACTCAGTAGCAGGACAGACTAATTCTTTCTTCCTACCAAAAGTATATTCCAAGCAGGTACTTAACTTTTTCCGTAAAGCTTCTGTAGTTGAAGCAATCACCAACACTGACTATGCAGGCGAGATTGCTGCGTTTGGTGACAGTGTACGGATTATTAAAGAGCCTACGATCTCTGTTTATCAGTATGAGCGTGGCGCTGATGTAACTAAGACTGCTTTGACCGACCAAGAAGTTACTTTGATTGTTGATATTGCTAATGCTTTCAAATTCATTGTTGACGATATTGAAACCAATATGTCACATGTTAACTTCCGCGATGTTGCTACCTCATCTGCTGCTTACGCTCTGCGTGATGCTTTTGATGCTGGTGTGTTGGCATCTATGTTTGCTGGTGTATCTTCTTCAGCTCCAGACCATATCATCGGTGCTGATGCTGCTGCTGGTACTGCTGGTGTTAACGAAACCACAGCATCTATCGACTTGATTGATGTTGCTGATCCTCTTGATGTAATGGCTCGTATGGCTCGTCTGCTTGATGACCAGAACATTCCTGAAGAAGGCCGTTGGTTTGTAGCCTCACCTGCTTTCTATGAGGCTCTTTCACAGTCAAGCTCTAAGTTGTTATCTGTTGATTACAACGCTGGTCAAGGTTCAATCCGTAATGGTTTGGTATCTTCTGGTAAGCTACGTGGTTTTAACATGTACAAGACCAACAACATTGCTGTTCCTACGACAGCCACTGGTAAGTGTCTTGCTGGTCACATGTCATCTACTGCAACCGCTCAAACGATTACAAGCACTGAAGTTATTCGCGATCCGAACAGCTTTGGTGACATTGTACGTGGTCTGCACGTTTATGGTGCCAAAGTATTGCGCCCAGAAGCTCTGGTCTCCGCTTTCTTTACCATTGACTAAATGAGTTTGGGGGTGTAAAAGCCCCCATTCTTTTTAAAAGGAGAATAAAAATGTCGCTAGGCAGCATGATTAAAAATATGGTTAATACTTTAAACTCTCAACGAACAAAATATCCAACTATAGATACTATGTATAGTTCTTATAAACCAGAAGATCAAATGTTTAATCTGAAACAAGATAGAATGGATTTTAAAAAGGGTGGTAAGGTTAAAGCAAAAGAAGAAATGCCTAAATGTAAACCAAATTAAAAAGAGAAATTACAATGCCACAGATAGGTTCAGATAATAACCCAGTATACTTTAGAAAAACTTTTGCAGGTAAAGGTAGTACTTTCCGTAAGAATATGGATATTGCTAAGTACAAGGAAAACTTTGATAAGATTTTTAAGAAGTCTTCTGAACCTGATAGTGAGATTGAATCAGCCCGTGCTAAGAGTAAAACTTTTTCAATGGAGCAAGATTGATATGATGATGATAATGATGGAAGAGATGACAACAGTAGTAGAAGCAGAAAAAGTTCCAGATGGTATTAAAAAATATTCTTCTATTAAAGAGCTTGAGAATTGTTTCCATAACTCGCGTGAAAAGCAAGAACATAAGTTTGCTTGTGATCAACGAATGAAGAACTATGGCTACTAATTATCTTTCTTTAACTAATGAGCTGATAAGGGAACTCAATGAAGTTCCTTTAACAGCTTCTTCTTTTACAAATGCTAAAGGTATTCAACAGCATATAAAAGATGCTGTTAATAAAGCTTATTTAGATATTGTTTTAGAAGAACCTAAATGGCCTTTCTTGTCTGTAGCCATTAGTGGTGTAACTAATCCTATGTACGGTAATGTAGTTGTAGATGCTGTAGTAGGACAACGGTGGTATCTTATCAAAGAAGATAGTTCAAACATTACAACAGACTATGGTGATGTAGACTGGGAAAATTTCTTGTTAACCACTGTAGGTGTGGCAGGAGAAACAGCTCCTTATGTGGCCGATAACCTACGCTTCACAACTATTGAAGAGTGGAAAGATTACTTTAGGTTGCAGCAAAACTTAGACGAAGCTGATACAGCTAATTATGGAGTACCTAATCGTATAATTAGGAGCATGGATGGTCGTAGCTTTGGCCTAAGCCCTATTCCAGATAAGGCCTATAAGATATGGTTCTTTGCTTTTGTAGCCCCTACAGAGCTTGTAGAGTACTCTGATAACATTATATTCCCTGATGTCTTTAAAACAGTGTTGCTTGCTCGCGCACGTTATTATATTCATCAGTTTAAAGAAAACCCACAGGCAGCTTCTTTTGCTTTAGATGATTACAAACATGGTATTAAACTTATGAAACTGCGGCTGATGTCTCCGGCTCCTGATTATTTTAAAGATGATAGAGTGAGATTTGTTTAATGTCACAACCTTTTGGTGTCTCCTGTAAAGGCGGTTTAAATACTAATCTTAATCAACTAGAGATGCTGGCGCAGCCGGGCCTTGCTACAATTTTAAGAAACTTTGAAGTAGATCCTGATGGAGGATATCGCAGGGTTAATGGCTTTACACCTTATGGGACTACGCGCCCTGCTGGTGATACACCTATTCTAGGCGTTTATCCGTATGGCTTAGGAGTTGTTGTATGTGCCGGTACTAATGTTTATTACACTGATAATGGAACCGCATGGATACAGGTTAATAAAAATACAGGGCATAATGGTGTAATAGAATCAGTATTACTAGTAACTGCTGTTTTACCACGAGTTAATCAAGGTCAAGCACAGTTCTCTTTAATGTCTGCGCCTACTGGACATACTGCAACTATTTACGGATCTTTAACAATAGCTACAGGGCCAAATAAAATGGCTCACTTTCATATTAATGGTACAGGTGCAACAAGAACATTCCATTACGAAGAGATATCAACACCCGCAGCTGGTAAATATGTTGAACTTCAGAACCGTCACCTATGTGTAGTAGATTCTACAAATGAACCATCCACTGTTTATTATAGCAAGATAAATGATGATAGAGATTTTACAGGTGTAGGATCTGGTGCTGTTGTTATTAATGATAGGATTGTAGGTATTAAAAGTTTTCGAGACTCTCTATATGTCTTTTGTAAAAATACTATCCACCGTATAGATAATATTAATGATGCTGCAAATATAAGAGTTGTTCAAGTTACAAATAACGTAGGTTGTCTAAGTGGCTACAGTATTCAAGAAGTAGGTGGTGATTTAGTCTTCTTAGCACCTGACGGGATTCGTACTATTGCAGGTACAGACAGGATCTCTGACGTAGAGTTAAGTTCAGTAAGCCGCCAGATACAGAGCGTTATTAGTGATCTAGCTAACTCTATTGATTTCTATACTATCTCAAGTACTGTCTTAAGAAAGAAGTCACAGTACAGGTTGTTTTATAGCGGTGCTGCTGAAAGCACTTTAAACTCTAAAGGGATTATAGGAACCTTAACTCCTAATGGCTTTGAGTGGTCTGAAACTTTAGGCATACAGGCTAGGGGTTTAACATCTGCTTATGATTCAGCTCGTATTGAATATACTTATCATGGTGATAAAAATGGTTACATTTATATTCATGATACAGGTAATTCTTTTAACGGTTCAAATATTAATGCAGTTTACCAAACACCTAACTATGATTTCGGGGACATAGGAACTCGAAAGACTTTAAAATATGCTCGTATTTCTTTTAGCCCTGAGGGTTTAGCACAGCCTTCTTTAAGGGTTCGATATGATTACGAAGATCCTGAAGTAATTCAACCAGATAATTATACCTTAGATTCGATACCAGCACCTGCTACGTTTGGCGTGGCTGTGTTTGGTGCTGCTACCTTTGGAGCTACTAATGATCCCATGGTTAGGCAAGTAATAGAAGGTAGTGGCAATACATGCAGCTTTAAAATTACAAGTGATGATCAATCATCCCCATACTCTATCAATGGTTTTTACATTGATTACGTACCATCAGGTAGGAGATAACAAAACATGGCACAGACATATACGCGGCAAAGTACCTTAACTGATGGGGATACTATTACAGCCTCTCTTTTTAATAATGAATATAATCAAATTGTAAATGCTTTTGCTTATTCTTCAACTGATGTAGCTGTAACAGGTCATAGGCATGATGGATCTTCTGCTCAAGGCGGTAATATTCCTATCATCGGTGATCTTAATTTCTTTAATAAGATTGTAGTAGATGGGACTAATAACCGTTGGGGAATCTTTGTAGAAGTTGCTGGGGGTCCTGTAGAACAAGTACGTATTCAGGATGGCGCTATAGTTCCTGTAACAACTAATGATATTGATCTAGGTACTGCGGCCCTTCAATTTAAAGATATCTTTATTGATGGCACTGCAAATATTGATAGCTTGGTACTTACCAGCGGCGTTACAGTTACTACAATCCTAGACGAAGATGATTTAGTTACAAACAGCGCAACAGCTTTAGCAACTCAACAATCTATTAAAGCTTATGTAGATGCTCAAGTAACTGCTCAAGATTTAGATATTGTTGGAGATACTGGCACAGATTCTATTGATTTGGATTCTGAGACTCTTACTTTTACAGGCGGCACAGGTATTACAAGTGTAGTAACTGCTGGAACAGTCACGCACAACATTGATAGCACTGTAACAACTTTAACAGGCACACAGACTTTAACAAACAAGACACTGACTGCTCCAGTTATTTCTGGTGACCTTACTACTGATGGTAATATTGATGGACGTGATGTTGCGGCAGATGGAACTAAATTAGATGGAATTGA